TCTTTTTCTTGGCACGAGTCCTCCTTTTTACTGCAGGTTTCCTTTTCCTGACTATAGTTTTTACGTTACGTGGCTTCCCGCCTGGATTCCCCGCTGCACGTTTTCTCCTAACAGCGCTTTTTCGCTGTGCTGCGGTCATAGACTTAGCTTTTGATCTCGGCACGCATTTCGGGTATTTACGTTTGCCTTTCTTTTTAGCAGACTTCCTACCACAAGGTTGGTATTTGCCTTTTTTCTTTGGGGCGCCGATATCGACCCAATCACCTTTCGGCCCTTTACCAAACCATGCAGTTAGGCCGCCGGTTGGTTTAGCCATTATCTATAACCGCCACCGCGTTTCTTGTAAGTTCTTACTAGCCACCCATTGGCATATGCACTTGGGTAGACCTTAAACTTTCGTTTAGCTTCGGCTTTTACCCTTGCATATAGAGTAGGGTTGGTTGGGGTTGCTCCCTTTTTCTTCTTACTACTTTTTCTTTTTTTTGCTGGCATTTTTTCCTCCTGAATACCCTTTATTCTTTTTGCCCTTTTTCATGGACATCTTTTTTACTGGTGCGTTAATACAATGCATTATTTTGGTGTCCCCCTCTTTTTAGGTTTTTTGTCTACGATACTAGTGGTGCCTTTGTAGGTACCAGCAGTAAAAGAACCAAATTCTCTTTCAAAATTCAAAGGTTTACCGCCGCTTGCTTTATATTCTTGGAAGTCTTTTTGGTATTGTTTTTTAAGAGCTTGCTTGTTCCTTATCTTTGCCTCAAAATTCTGAGGCGCGGTAACTACTCTGTTTACTACGTTTCTTCCCCTAGTTAAACTTTCGTCGTATTGAAAAGTAGTAGTGTTTACTGCTTTTGTGTTATTGTCGTCATTCCCGATAGTATCGTTCATTTTGACAGTTTTCTTTTTATAATCGCCTGTACTCATTTTTTCCTCCTTTTAGATTTCTTGAGTCTGCCCTTTAATATATCAGCAAATGTTACTTTGCCATCTCCGGTTAAGTCAGGAAACTTCTTTCCTTTCTTCTTTTTCATTTTACGTTTGGTGGCTCTCGCCTGTTGCGCGTATTTAGTCATTAGTTTCTCCTTTAGGTTCTAAATAAGACATATCAACACCAGCTAACTTCAGAAGCTCGGCATCCGGCAGTCGTTCTAGTTGTTGAATCTTGTCCACGTTTATATTGACCTGGGTCGCTTGTTCAGGAGCAAATAGTCCATGAAGTTTACATAGAGAGTCGACGACGTTTTTTTCTTCTGTAGCATTTGACGATTTTCGATGGGCCTCAAGATACATGACGGTGGCCGTGTTTCGATCAAACTTAACTTCCTCGCGCATCTCTTCTCGGAGGTATTCAACTGCTTTTTGTATTTTTGGTTTTTTAAACACTTCGTACACGTGGTCCATGTTTCTATAACCGGCAGCACGGCCTGCTGCGGCTTTGCTCAAACCCCTAATAAAGAACAATATAAGTCTTTCTTCTTGTACAGATAACTCAGAAAGTTTGACTCCGGCGTACGGAAAGTGGGATTGCAACTCGGCTCTGTCTTGATCAGTTACTTCCGCAACTTGTGTTTCGACTAAACTCATATGCTAAAAATACCACATGTGTGGATAACTTGTAAATTTTTTGTGGGAAATTTTTTTTGAAAAAGTATTAGTGTATCGCTGTCTCATTGCCACATCCCTACTGCCAGCTGGCACCCTCCTCCCCGATTCGCAACTGACCACGCACATCAAAAAACAACTCTTGGAACCTTGTCTCATAATATGTTACCTCCAAGAATTGGTTGTTGGTTGTTTATCTTACGATAATCAACAACGCAATTCTCTATCATTTAATTTAGTGAATAGGTTGTTAAATAGATATTCCTTCTATTGGCTTATTCAGATTACAAACTATATGAGGTAACTATTATGAGTAATCAAACTAATAAACTAACTGACCTAATCGACTCTGGAATCAGAGAAGGTTATACAAGGTGCTCTTTTAAGAATGCTAGTGATAAAACTAGAATGGTAGCCAAGGCATGGGATTCCAAAGCCGACGGTAAGTCTAAATATTCTTTCTTGACCATGACTGACGGTCAGTATGACCATATCCTATTCCCTACTATATCTCTGGTGAACAACTTACCAGCGGTCAGTATCCGAATGGATAAAGCTTATACCGATGCTACTCCTGAACAAAAGGACCAAGCATGGGCTAAGATTCGTGCAAAGATTGAGGCTGGTTCTCTGAATCTCTTCGTCGATGATATTGAATCTAAATACTGCAAGTAACGCAGTATATCTAGGGCAGTCTTCGGACTGTCCTTTTTTTATTAACCGGGCAGGTAGTTACTATCATATGCCTGCCCACAACCGAGGACTATTATGCAAATAGGATACACATTAGGCAAAATGACCAAGGGTATTATCAACCTAGGCTATTCTGCCAGCAAATCGATTGCTACTCATACTGGACCTTTCGTGAAGAACTTCATGGACGGTATGAATGCACCTAAGACGCCACTGCCTGTTGAGGTAGCGGATGAGAATCCAACTAACGAACCTGTTCAAATGGAATTACCACTTGAGCACCCAAATCAGGAGGACCACAATGGAAACATACAGTCTACCTAATGACATCTATTTCTCTCTGTTCGGACACTGGCGAGGTGACCTATGGAGTTAATAGATTACGCATCAATTGCTGTCTTGTTATATATCACTTTTACTTTCCTAACAAGAGCAATACTCATCGGACTTTACGCTTACTTTCTTCGTGAGTGGATGAAAGACGATGACAAACCTACCGAGCGATATCCATCGCAAACTTCAAACCTTTACAATAACCAGTAATGTCACCTAGGGGGTCCGAAAGGGCCCTCTATCTACTTTACTAACTACTATCATCACGACGAATGTCGTGTGCCTGCACGAATGTGCCAATCTTGAATAATGTTCCACGTGTTCCACCGGTCCCTGCCGATGTGGAACCTGCCAGTGGAACCATGATTTATGTTGTAGCGGTGGGCCAGCGGGCGGTGCTTACCTGCCTGCGGTTCCACGGTTCCGCGAAGTTCAGAACCTGCAGGCTCATGGTCGACCCTCGACCTAGGATAAATGATTATGATTATATGTTACTTTTACATGGAACAATGGAACCATACCCTAGGACATCTGTCCTTACTGACCAAACTGTGTTCCACATCATGTGGAACCGTCTGGAACAACTGGAACCAGAGTAGGCCGCCCTTGTGCTCAAAAAACACAGTGGGCTGTAGCTCATGTCATGGTTTTTTGTATCATGTAATTTTATGTAGGTTGTGTAAATGTGTATCCAACCGACGTCATCGTGTGGACGGTCTAAAGCACACGGCGGTGGTTACGGAAAGCCCACGACAGGATGATAAAGCCTGTCACTCATGGTCTGTATCTAGGACAACGGGGTAAGAGCGACTAGACTAAGTAACGAAGAGTGCAAGACAAAGCAGACCACCTTTACCCTATTTATTTCAAGGAGGAACTTATGGGAATGGATGTATACGGATTGAATCCGGAACTTAAAAGCAAGAAGCCAGAGATTGACTTCAGTAACGCAACAGAAGAAGAGCGTACTAAGCACTTCGAGGCTTTGGATAAATTCGAGAGCGATAACCCAGGTTATTACTTTCGTAACAACGTATGGTGGTGGAGACCATTGTGGAACTACGTCTGCAATGTCTGCGAATCAGTTATGACTGACGAAGACAGACAGCGTGGTGAATACAACGAGGGCTATGAATATAGTGCTGAGTTGACTGCAAAAATGGTTGAGCTACTTGAAGCTGATATAGCTGTCAATGGACATCATCTGTATCAGAAAAACCACATTGAAGAGCAAAACAAAGCTAAACAGGAAGAGGACAAGACGGGCGAAAAGGCATGGATATGCAGCTATCCGTTCGATCCAGAGAATGTTGAAGACTTTGTTAAGTTCATCAAACACTCAGGAGGGTTCATGGTATGTTGAAAGACTATACTAAATCAGTGCTGACCGGCACAGCAATTCTGTTCGTGCTGTTCGGCATCGCAACGAGTATTCATTACTCACTAATCTTACTTGGTGTCGGGGTCGGCATCGGGTCTATTCTATATTTACTTTGGAGGTTGATATGAATGCAAACGTAGTTAGCGCGCTGACAACAGCGCTCTGGATATTAATCGAGCTTATACAATTTGCGTATATGGCTTATCTAGCATGGAGGAACAAAGATGTTACTAGTAGGAATACTTTCCGCACTAGGCCTGTTGATTCTTGCGCTTAAAGCAGGCGGTAAGAAAGCAATCGGCCACGACATTTTTGTCGACGTGCTAATTACAGTCACACTGATGATTTGCTTTTACGGCACATTCAGCGGTATGGCTGCAGCAATGGTTGGTGGCTTGTGTGCTTCTATTGTCCTATTCGTTATGAAGAAGACAATGACTCACGAGAAACTCACTATTGAACGAGGCGAAAAAGTGCTTTTCGATCGAAAGCCCCTCAAAATCAAGGTTCCGACAGTCACAACTAAATGGAAGACTGTTGAGCCTAACTGGAGAGACTAATGCAAACCATTAATCCACTAAACTTGATGAAGGAGTTGAAAGACTGCGTCCTGTCCGGTACCCCGGCAATGATATGGGGTGGACCAGGTATCGGTAAATCTGATATTCCAGCACAAGTCGCCGCTCAGATGAATATGAACATCATAGATTTCAGAGCAAACTTATTCGACCCTGTCGACGTTAGAGGTATTCCGTATCTACATCAGCAAGATGTAAACTCTACGAAATACACGTCTTGGGCCGTTCCTGATGTATTTCCGATCGCAGAACGCGACGGCGATAGAGGTATCTTGTTTATCGACGAGCTACCAACTGCGCCACCTGCGACACAGAATGCATTCTTACAGCTGTTGCTTAACCGACAAATCGGTGACTATTCACTGCCAAAAGGTTGGGCAATCATATGTGCTGGTAACAGACTAACTGACTCTGCTGCTGTTTATCAGATGCCGAGTCCGGTCAGAAACCGACTAGCACACTACGAGCTAGACCCTATCTTAGATGACTGGGTTGCTTGGGCACACAACAACGACATCGATTCAAATGTTATTGCGTTTATACAATACAGACCGAACTTGTTGTCGCAGTTTAATCCTGACGAATACGCATTCCCAACACCACGTGCTTGGGCGTTGGTTAGCAGAAAGCTACAACGTGCGGCCATCGACCAGGACAGACTGTTCTACGGTGTATCCTCACTTGTCGGTGATGGACCAGCTGGTGAGTTTGTTGCATTTCGTGAGATATCTGACAAACTACCCGATATCGATGCGATTATCGAAGACCCAAATAAATACAAGAGAGATGATAACCCTGCGTTATTGTATGCTCTTGCTAACGCTGTCGCAGCCCGTGCAGCTGAAGATAAGATGGACAAGATTATGAAACTGTCGGACAAACTGACAGTCGAGTATCAAGTCGTGCTTGTCAAAGGCTGTCTTGCTAGAGACAGAAATCTACGTGGACATCCAGCAATTAAGAACTGGATTACCAAAAACGCTAACGTTGTACTGTAGGAGGACTATATGAAAACTGTTAGATTATCCGAAAGCTTGAAAAGCGAAATCAGGGAGAACGCTAAAAGAAAGTTCAAAGCGGCCAACCCTGAGCGTGAATTTCCTAGAGACGGTATGCAAGTCTTTACTGATGAAGGTTATCAGGACAAGATTAATGCTACTGTAAAACACTTCAAAGAGACATGGGGCTACAACTGCCCCATGGAGTCAGTTGATACTCTAGCGATACGAGCAAGATGGGAAGAAGAACAAGATGACGGTGAAGGTAACACACATGTCAAAGAACATGATGAGTCGTTTAACCTTAACTTACCAGATATCCAAGTTCCTTCTTTCCTATGTAGGTACAGAGAGATGAGTGTTGAAGTTGAAGCTGACAATCCTGTCTTTCTAGAATGTATGGAAGTGCGTATGTTCAACAAGAATGTGCGTGACAAACTGTGGGACGAAGACTACAAACTGAAAAACGTGCTAAATGAATTTGCTACGCTTAATCAGCTCATGAAGTCTGCGTCTTGGTTACAACCGCTCATACCAGCGGAACGTCTCCAGAAAATGCACGAGAAAGATGAACGTGGTGAGCGAATAAAGCACCAAGCAGAACTTGCTGACAACGAATTGTCTAGTCTTAGAGAAACTATTCTTGAAGACGCACTGCTAGGAGATGACACATGAGTCCATCATTTGTCAAAGCAAGGTCTAGACTGATACTTGATAATCCGTTCTTGGGCACCTTATGTCTGCGACTCAAGCCTGTTGAGTGGGAGGACCAGACCGGTGCCACGGACGGTGTGCATTTGTTCTACAATCCAAAGTGGTTTGAAGGACTAACTGACATGGAAAAGATAGGCTTTCTAGCCCACGAAGTCATGCATGTTGTCCTTCTACACATTACACGTAGAAA